TATTATTTCAGATGGTGTTATTACTGATGTTACCATTACAGATGCTGGTTCGGGATATATTTCCGCACCATTATTAACTCTTAGTGGTAGTGGTTCTGGAGCAATTATTAAAACTATAATTGATGGTACTGGTAGTGTTACGGGTGTTGATATACTTTCAGGTGGTTCTGGATATACTAATCCAGTAACCATAACTATATCAGCTGCACCTGTATCTGGAACAAATGCAACAGCTACTACTACATCAACAGATGGAGTAGTGACCTCAATTACTATTGACGATATTGGTTCTGGATATGAATATCACCCTACAGTGACTATAACTGGTGGTGGTGGCTCAAATGCAACAGCTACAGCAGTTAGACAGATAACAACTGGTAATCCAATAGAAAATTTTAGTGAACGTGAGATTGCTGAGTTTGTGCTTTTTGCTGGGTTAAAAACAAAAAAAGTTGTAGATTCTATGGTAGTTCAATATAATAGTGGTACAGAGAGTACATCTTTACCATTCACCCAAATTGGATAAATTAAATTTAAATTTCTCTAAAAAGTCTTATAAATATAAAACAAGTAACAAACAATATTAAAGGAATTAGAATATGAGTGCAATAATCAATAATAGTTTTAGAAAATACCAAGCTGATAATTTTATTTCTAGTTTTATAACTAATAATATTTATGTAGCAATCGGTAAAAATGACGCATGGAATGGTGCAAGTTTGGGGGAATATAGTCAAACTAGTCCTAGTGATACTGCTGTTCCTACTCCTGATGATACCAGTGTATCGCCGGGAATACATTGGAATGATCTTTTAGCTTTGAAAAAAATACCATCTTCTAGTGTTTCTCATGTAATTGCTAGGTACGATTGGGAATCTGGAACTGTATATCGTGAATATTCTCATACCAGAAATGATATTATTGATAATAATAATTCTGCTACAAGTACATTAGAAAAACCATTTTATGTTTTTACTGAAGATTTTAGAGTATATAAATGTATAAGCAATGGTAATGGTGCTCAATCAACAATTAAACCAACTGGTTCTGGTACTGGTATAATTCCTACTTCTGATGGTTATAGATGGAAATATATGTTTGAAGTATTACAGGCAGATGTGTTAAAATATGTTACTACTGATTGGTTGCCTGTGAAATCTCCAGCAAATAATAATACCACACAAAAAACTGTAGAGGATGCAGCAGTCGATGGTGCTTTAGAATATATTAAAGTTACAGCTGGTGGTACTGGATATAAAACAAATGCTGGTACAGCAAGAGCTGGTGGCGGAGCAAATACAATTCCTTTAGCAGACAGTGGTTCAACTCCTGCAAGTGCAGTTGATAATTTTTATGATAATATGATAGTCCGAATTACTAGTGGAACTGGAGTTGGACAATTCAGAACAATTACAAATTATACAGGTGCTACTCGCACCGCAACAATTTCACCAGATTGGGATGCCAATTTAGTACCAGACCAAACAAGTGTATATACTGTTTTCCCTGCTGTTACTATTACGTCTAGTGATAGTTCAACACCTGCTTCAGCAGCTGTATCAAAAATTACGGGTGGTGTTGTAGAAGAAGTAATAGTATATGTTGCTGGTACTGGTTATCGTTCTGGAACAGCTGTAGTAACAAATGGTGGTGGTGCTAATGCTACATTGGAAGTAGTAATCAGTCCTCCCGGCGGTCATGGAAAAAATGCAGTCTCAGAATTAGGTGGAGCATTTGTTATGATGAACGTAAGACTAATTGGTTTTGAAGGAGAGGATATTCCTATCAATGATGATTTTAGAAAAGTACATATTATGGTTAATCCAAAATTAAACACTAGCGGAAATCCATTGGCGACTGGAACAGTTTATCAAAAAAGTGAAGTACAGGAAGATAGCGGAATATTTCTTTATACTGAATTTAGAACTCCAATATACAGGGCATCAGATTCAACTGAAGATATTAAACTAGTAGTAGAATTCTAGTATATAAATAATAAAAAAAGATAAAGGTTACTATGTCGAATAAAATTACAATAAATACAAATCAAAGTCCCTATTTTGATGATTTTGATGATAATGATAATTTTCATCAAGTATTATATAAACCAGCACTTCCTGTGCAGGCTAGAGAACTCACTACACAACAATCCATTTTAAGAGATCAAGTAAAGAAGTTTGGCGATCATGTTTTCCAAAATGGTAGCAAGGTTACTGGTGGAGAATTAGTTTTAAATTTAGAATATGAATATGTTAAATTAAAACCACAATATAATAGTGTGGATATTAACGTAGCTGGTTTTAGTGGAAAAACTATTATTGGTAGTAAGTCTGGAACTAAAGCACTTGTTTTAGGAAATTCGGCAATAGATACTACTACAGGCGATCCAAATACATTATATCTTAAATATATTACTGGTGGTTCTACAACGGATAAAGTTCAAAGTATTGATGTAGTTGAAGGTGGAAACAGTTTTACAACTGAACCTGTTGTTATGATAACAGGCGGTGGTGGTTCGGGTGCATTAGCATCAGCAGTAGTCAATAGTGGTTCTGTTATTGCTATTAATGTTACCAATAAAGGTACAGGATATACTACGACACCAACTGTTACATTGGTTGGTGGTAATGGTGTTGGTGCTGAAGCTAATGCTGTCAGAGATACTTCTGCTGCTTTCCTTGCAGGTGAGAGAATTGCATCTTCTGATTTGAGTATATCTGCTGATGTAGTTGACTCTACACCAACAAACATACAAACTATTAATATTACAAGAGGTGGTTCTGGTTATACAGAAGCTCCAACGGTTACTATTGCAAATGCACCAGCTGGTGGAACAAATGCAACTGCTACTTCTATTATTAGTGGTGGTATAGTAACTTCCATAACCCTAATGAATCAGGGTGCTGGTTATACAGAAGCTCCAACGGTTACTATTGCAAATGCACCAGCGGGTGGTGTTACTTCTCTTGCTACCAGTACTTTGGCGACAGCTGTTGGTAAAGGTAGTTCTGCTTCTATTGCAGAAGGTGTTTTTTATATTAATGGAAATTTTATTAAAACACCACAACAAACAATTATATTAGATAAATATTTTAATAATCCATCATATAAACTTGGACTTACAGCTACAGAAACTATTATTGATTCTGGTGAAGATTTAAACTTACTTGATAATTCACAAGGTTCTTCTAACTTTGCAGCACCTGGCGCAGATAGATTGAAACTATCATTGACTCTTGCGAAGAAAGTATTGACTTCTATAGACGATACTGATTTTTATGAATTGCTTAGAATTAATAAAGGTATAAAAGAAAAAGATATTCAAGTTCCTGTTTATTCAGTATTAGAAAATACTTTTGCTAGAAGAACATTTGATGAGTCGGGTAGTTATACTGTACGATCATTTAATGTTCAACTTAGAGATGATCCCGATGATACTACAAAATTTATTGTAAGGTTAGACCCAGGCAAGGCATTCATTGAAGGTTTTGAGTATGAAACATTAGTTTCATCTGATATTAAATTAGATAAAGCAAGAGAAGTAGTAAACGTAAATGGTTTTGATAGGTTAATGCAATATGGTAACTTTGTTATCACAAAAGAAATTAATGGGCTGTTTAATATTTCTACACACCAAACTGTAGACCTTCATAGTGTTACAGGTTCTAGTGTAGTATTAACTAATCCAACAACATATGCAAATACAAAAATTGGAACAGCAAAGGTAAGAAGTATTGATTTTTCTTCTGGCTCTGGTACATCAAGAATTATTAATTTATATCTTTATGATTTAACAATGTCCAGTTCTAATTTTGCAGCTGTTGAATCACTTGTAGTACCTGTAGATTCTTCAGTGACACCTGTTGTAATTCAATCGTCAGCTAACATTGATGATACTGGTAAATTTCCAGGCAGCTCACCAGCCTCAGCTGGTGACGCAAGACTTTTTGAAACCTCTGATAATACATTAGTATTTAAATTACCACAAGATACTGTTAAAACTATTCGTGGTCTTAATGGTGTAATAGATACAAGTTATACAATTAAAAGAGTTTTTGAATCTGTACCCTTTGATAATTCTGGACAAGCTACTATTGCTACTGCCGGTGGTTCTGAAACATTTTTTGGTACGGGTGTATTAAGTGCAACTAATAAGAGAGAAGGATATTTAGCAGTAGTTAAGAATGTTGGTACGTCTTCATTTGTTGCAGGTCAGATAGTTCCATTTGATACTGGTGGAACTATAGAAGTTAATGGCCCACAGAATACTACTGCAACACTTAATGCTAATGTAAATACAAATTTTACAGCAGATATTATTGCAACTATTAATACTGATAGTAAACAAGAAAGAGTAAAAAACTTAGTAGGTAATGTTGTAGAAACAAAAGCTACACCGAGTACTGTATCTACAACTTCTGATTCTCTTAACAAATCTGATATTTGGAAATTGAAAGCAGTTTATGATTCTGGAGATATTAATACTGCAGCAGTGTTACCTACACTTACTGTTGGAAATACTTCTGATACTTTAAGTCCTGGCGAAACAATAACGGGTCTTACCTCTGGTGCTAAAGGGACTGTTGTTCTTGGTGCTGGTGGAACTACTTCTGTTACTTATGTTCCTGTATCTGGAACTTTTGTTGCAGAGAATGTTACTGGTGCAACATCAAATTTTACAAAAGTTGTTAGTTCTGTCGCAACTGGTGATACGAATATTACCACACAATATGAATTAGATGATGGTCAAAGGGATAATATTTATGAGCATGGTAGTATAAAATTAAAAGCAGGTGGAACAGCACCTACTGGTCAAACTGCAATTGTATTTGACCATTTCACACATACAGGTGTAGGATATCTTTCTGTTGATTCTTATGGTGCATCTATTGGATTTGATAATATTCCAAAGTATACAAGTCCAGTTACAGGTATTGAAGTTGAGTTGCGAGATTGTGTAGACTTTAGACCTAGACGAGCAGATGGTGGAACAACTATAGAAAATATCGAATTGCCAGTACCTAATACAAACTGGCAAGCTGATTTTAGTTATTACCTTCCAAGAATTGATACTGTATATTTAAGTAGAGAAAGAAAGTTTGGTAGTAATACTGGTATATCTTCATTGAATTCAACTCCTCCAGCAAGACTTGATGGAACAATGAATCTATACACAATTTTTATTCCAGCATTTACTTTCAAAGCAAAAGATGTTAGAGCAGAGTATATTGAAAATAAAAGATATACGATGAGAGATATTGGTAAGTTAGAAAAGAGACTTTCTAATGTTGAGTATTATACATCATTATCATTACTAGAAAAAGATGCTGAAGGATTAACCATTAAAGATGCAGCTGGATTAGAAAGATTTAAAAATGGTTTTTTGGTTGATGGATTTAACGGTCATAGTGTAGGTAATGTGTTGAGTGCAGATTATCAATGTTCAATTGATTTTGATGAAAAAATATTACGTCCAAGATTTACTTCTAATATTACAGATGTTATCTATGATGAATCAGCCTCAACAGGTGTAAGGAAGACGGGTGACTGTATTACTTTACCTTATGATAATGCATCTTTTATATCTCAACCAGTTGCAAGTAGATCAGTTAATTTAAATCCATTTGCAGTTTTGGCGTGGGTTGGTACAGTTGATCTAACGCCACCTAATGATAACTGGATTGACACCACAACGAATCCAGAGGTTGTTGTAAACCTTCAAGGTGAAAATGATGCATGGGAAAGTTTGGTTGGTCTATCCTTTGGTACACAATTCAATGATTGGCAAACAATTAATACTGGTCGTGAAACTGTAATTGGAGAGGTGGCCGGAAGTAGAAGGGCTGATGGTGGTGGTGGTAGAGCAGCTATTAGAGCAACACAAACCATTGAACAAACAATAACACAAACAAGACTTGGTATCCGAAATGAAATCACGGGTTCTGATGCTGTAAGAAATAGCATTGGTGATAGGGTAGTTGACGTTTCTGTTATACCATTTATTCGCTCAAGAGATGTAACGGTTTCTGTAACAGGAATGAAACCTAACACAAGAGTTTATGCTTTCTTTGATGGTGAAGCAGTTTCAGCAAATTGTACTCCGAGTGGTGGAAGTTTGGGTGGTTCTATATTTACAGATGATGGTGGTTCAATTGCTGGTTTGACTTTTACAATTCCAAATACTGATACTCTTAGATTTAGAACTGGTGAAAGACAATTTTTATTGGTAGACAATACTTCAGCAAATTTAATTGAAGCTTCAACTTATGCGGAAGTTGTTTATCAAGCACAGGGATTATTGCAGACAAGAGAAAATGTTGTAGTGTCTACAAGAGTTCCAAGAATACAACAATTTGCACAGGGTAGTGCTACAGAATTTAGAACTACCACAAATACTTTTAATAGAAGAAATATTGTTGGTTGGATTGATCCATTGGCTGAAACATTTTTGGTTGATGCTGCATTGTATCCAGACGGAGTATTTTTAACCGATGTTGAATTGTTCTTCAAGACAAAAGATGAAGATGGACTTCCAGTAACATTACAGATTAGAGATACCTTGAATGGTTATCCTGCTCAAACAGTTGTTCCTTTTTCTGATGTTACTAAGTTTCCTGCTGATGTTAGTGTAAGTGATAATGCTTCAACAGCAACTAAGTTTACATTTCCATCTTTGGTTTACTTACAGCCGGGTGAGTATGCAATTGTTGTAATAAGTAATAGTTTAAAATATGAAGCATTTATTGCTGAGCTTGGTGAAAATATTATAGGTACGAATAGGAAAATTTCTGAACAACCTTATGCTGGTGTATTTTTTAAATCACAGAATGCTTCTACATGGACACCAGAACAAAATCAAGATTTAACATTCAATATTAATATTGCAGAATTTTCTATTGGGAATACTGCAAACGCAGTGTTTAAAGATGGAACATCATCAGCAGAAGCTAAGGCTGATATCATACAGATTATTCCTCAAGAAGTAAGAATAAATAGAACTAATATAGCATGGGGTGTTAAGTTGACAGATGAGGGTGCTGATACTTTTGATACTGATTATAGACCTATCATTCAAAACAGTAATTATATTTTAGATGAACAGAAAAAAATTACTGTAAATGCTGGTAGTTATGAAGAAAGAGCACAGTTAACATCACAGAGTAAATTTATTAGTCCTATCATTGATACGGCAAGGAATAGTGTAATCACTATTGAAAACCTTATTAATAATGTTGCTACAAATGAAACAAATGCAAGTGGTGGTGATTCTATTGCTAGGTATCTTACAAGACGGGTAAATTTGAAAGATGGATTTGATGCTACAGACTTACAAGTATTTTTAACTGCTAATCGTCCAGCTGGTTCTAAGATTTATGTTTATTATAAAATCTTATCACAGTTTGATGGAGATGTTTTTGATAATAGACCTTGGGTGATAATGGGTGAAACATCAAATTCTAATAGTGTTTCTGCTTCTATCAATAATAGTGAATATTTAGAACTTGAATATTCACCTACTACTGCAAATACTACTTATACATCTAATAGTGTTGACTATGATAACTTTAAAACATTTGCAGTTAAGATTGTTATGACTTCACCTAACACAACAAATGTTCCGTTGATAAAAGATTTAAGAACTATAGCGTTAGCGTAATAATATGAAAAATGTAAAAATACAAGAAACACAATATGTCCGTGATCCAAATTCTAAGGCTGTTCTTAATGCAGATAGAAGAGGATTAGAAAATTATAAATTGGCACGACAAAAAAAACAACAGGAAATTGATGATATAAATAATATGAAGAATGATATAGCAGAACTTAAAGAAATGATAAAGACCTTATTAGGAAAACAAAATGGCTAAAATCGTACAAAGACGTAGAGGTACAACGACAGATCATAATAATTTTCCTGGCGCTGCTGGTGAAATAACGGTTGACCTTACTGATAAAACAGTCAGGGTACATGACGGTGATAATACACCATTTGCCGAAGGACAACCAACAGGATATCCTCTTGCAAGAGCTGACATGAGTAATGTTAGTGGTACTCCAACAGGCGGTGGTGTTGGTGTTGCACAATTAAATCTTAATGATGGAGCAGCAGGACAAGTACTGCAAACAAATGGTTCTGGTGTTTTAAGTTTTGTTGAAATATCAGATGTTTCTTCTGCTACTATTGGTGGTGATTTATCAGGTACAGTTGGAAATGCTCAAATCATTGTTGGTGCAGTTGGCAATAATGAACTTGCAAGTCTAAGTGTAACGAATGATAAGATTGCTGATGGTACTATTCAACAAGCAAAGTTATCTAATATTTCTATTGGTAGCGCACAACTCCAAACAAATTCTGTAATCACTTCCAAGATTTTAAATGCAAACGTAACTGAATCAAAATTATCAACCAATTCTGTATCAACTATTAAAATTATTGACTTAAATGTGACAACTGATAAACTTGCAAATTTATCAGTAACAGCAGCAAAACTTGCTGCGGATAGTGTAACAACTATAAAAATAGTTGATGCAAATGTAACTAATGATAAAATTTTTAGTATGGCTGCAAGTAAGTTAACAGGGCCTCTTCCTGTTATTGATGGTAGTTCATTAACTGGTTTGCCTTACGATATATCTTTTATTGGTGGTTTTGATACTGCAACCTTACCAATAAATGTTGTTGCACAAATATATGGTGAAATGGTTACGTCACGAACTGGTGTGTTTGATGGTGAGTTTGGAGTTATAGAAACTGCACCCACAGGTTCAACTCTTATATGCGATGTAGAAATAAATGGAACAAGTATTTATTCTGTTAAACCTAGGTTTGCTGATGGGAATACAGTAATGACAGCTGGTACATTAAGTACTGTTAGTTTTACTGCCGGACAAAAATT